GTTGAAGTGTTGTTATTTTTTTTAAACCATATAAAACCATCTGCAGGGATTAAAAACTTCCCGTTAGCTCCCGTATCTATCTTTAAAAACTTTGCCATAATAATTAATCTATTTCTATTACTGTTACACTAACAGGTAAGTTTATATCTATTGTTGCTTTAGAGTAAGACTTACACATTAACTTTTGAAAAGACTCTATAACCAAGCTTTTAATTTCTTTGTTAACATCAGCAGAAGCTGTGTTATATCTTACTTTTACATTGTTTTCATTTTCATCCTGCGTATTGTAGTCAAAAACAAGAACATTATTATTAGCGGTATGTACAAATTTAACAGCATCAGCGTTAATAGCTACATACCTTGAGGTTGAGTCATCGTATATCTTTAAAAACTTTTTCATAATGAACTGATTTCTATGTTTTGTATAGTCGCAGGAGCAGAAGACGTAACATCTACTACAGCGTTTCTCCAATTAGTCTGCGCTAAATTAATAAGTTGGTTTTGTAAAAATTCAGGAAACTCATGACCTGATAAAGAACCATGAGTAATTACTATTTTATCAAAATCATTTTGAGCTTCGTAATAAGCCTCGGTAACTGTGTTACTAGACTTTTTGCACATAATAAAGCCATCGGCGGGAACTACATGCTTACCTGCACTAACAGTTGTAGCTTTAAGAAATTTTGCCATCGTTAAAAAAAATATTAGATGATTAATAATGAAACAAAGATAGCAAAAAAAAAGGAAGCATTTCTGCCTCCTCTTTTACTACTTGGTCTCTGCGACCTTCTCTAAGAACTCAAGGACTTCAAGTCCCTCATCGCTCTGCAAATATGACGACACCACATACAGCGGGTCCTCACCAAAAGGTATTGTCAGCATACGCTTCTTGTTACTTGGCGTATTAAAGAATACCTCCTTCTTATTGTTTCTAAACGTCAACACGCTCTTATCAAAGAACGATTGAACCTTAGAGTCAATCTGAAGAGAAGCGTCTCCTACAACCGCTAAGAATGCGTGAGGCTCTTGCTTAGCGAATAAAAGTATATCCCTTCTAAGCTCTGCCGATGTGATGTTGCTTGGGTCTGTACCAAACGCTACACGGGTTACGGCCTCTATCTGCTCAATTGAAAGCTCGCGAGCTGCAATCAATGCATCAACCTCTACGTTAAGGTCTTCTACTATTTCCTTAGCCTCTTTAGCTTTATCAATGGTAGCGTACTTAACACCATTAGATGGGTGTATCTCTAAGAACTTCTGTAATACCTGATTTGTTTTTGGAACTGTAAGGAAGCCGTCATCGAATATGATAGGCTCTAATATTGCATTCCCATCCTGCTCGTCCTCAAACGGACTCTTTTGGTTTCTTGCGTATCGAAGAGCTCTGTTCTCACCTTTCTCTTCGTCAAACCATAGCAATGGAAATCTTCTTGTGTTTCTTGATGCGAGCATAAATGATAATGGTACACTACTACCTAATAATTTATACTGCTTGTCTACGTACTCTACTGTTTTTTTCATTTGAATTTAATTAGAATTTAAAAAAGTAAAAGAGAGTCCGTTATAACGGACTCTCTTTTTAATATACTACTCTTGGAATAAGAAGAAGTTGTTTGCACCTAAGGTACATACAGCTCTCTCAGACAAGAAGTTAACCTCCATTGCATCCAAGCTAGAAGTAGCTGCGCCACCTGCTGAACCTGTAATCCAAGTCTTGTAACGTCGGTCTTCAGTTTGTGAAGCACGGTAACGTACATGTAAGAAAGGACGCTTAGCGTTCTTACCTAAGATTTGGTCATACACTGAAGTTGAACCTGCAGGAACTAACAATCCGTTAATTTTTCCTGAACCTGCTCCTGATGGTAAACCACCACGCATAGTTGGGTCATTCAAGTATTTCCAATCAGACTTGTAGAAGTCATACCCTCTTCGGAATCCTGTGAATCCTAAGTTAAGGGCCATCTCTTCGTCATTGTCAAATAGTCCGTAAGACGTACCACCTGCACCGTAAGAGTTCTGAGCAGCTAACATATCATCAATGTCGAATCCGAACTGACGGTCAACAAAGATTACGTTCTCCTCAATAGAACCTTGCTTGTCAAGACGTTGGATAACAGCGTCAAAGTCACCCAATACGTTAGGGTTACCACCTGACCATACGTTACCTCTGTTCTCTACCGCGTAGAATACACCCTCAGAACCTGCGTTTACAGTTCCTACTGCAGCAGTTGAAGTAGATAAAGCACCTTCTGCACCTGAGTTTGGAGCTGCAGGAATTGCTTCTAGCATAGCTGTTTCTAGGTAGTCATCAAAACGAAGACGAGTTTCGTGCTCAGACTTCAAGTACCAAAGGTATCCTGTAGCACCGTTCTCTGTAGTAACCTCAACCCATCCGATTTGAGCCATATCAGAACCTGATACCGCGTACTTGTCTTTAAGGATGATTGGCTTGTTGTCGAAGAAAATGTCTTCAGATTCCAAAGAACCTTCCATACCCACTGTTCCTTTCTTAAACTCAGAACCGTAAACAAAACAAGTAAATGTCTGTGATGCTGCAATAGTTACCGTAGCATCGTAGAACGCTGCAACGAAAGTGCCGTTTGCTGTGTCAACAGAAGTTACAACTGCTTTGAAGTTTTGACCACCTACATTGTTGCTGAACATAACTGTTTGTCCTTGACGGATAGCAATAGAACCTGACCCCGGATTTAAAGTGTCATTAACTGTAAACGTAGCTGATGTAGCTCCGGTTACTGCGCCTGTAGTTACGTTTACGTATTTAGTGTGAAGCCTTCCTTGCTCAGCCCATTTGATAAGGTCTGAGTTAGTTGGCATCTCTGCTCCTACCAATCGTAGGAAAGATGCTACGGTACGGTTACCGTAACGCTCGAATTCTTTCTCGTAAGTATCCGGTAGATACTGATTCAAGAAGTTAAAATCTGTAATGTAGTTGCTACTTGTAGCAACCTGCTCTGCACTCGGCTGTAAAGCGAATCCATTGCCTGTAATTGAACCTGCCATTTTTTGTTTTTTTAAAATTATTTTCTTTTAATACTTCTAATCTTTAAACCTCGACCTGAATCGTTACTTAAAGATTTATACTGTGTTCCTGATTTAACAGTTGAAGCAGGGGCGTTGCGAGTCTCCATATTAATATTCTTAGTCTTCCTCATAACATCCTCTGTTGCGTTTGCTTTGCCTTGCTCATAAAAAAATTGAGCAAACTTCTCAGGATTCATTGCAACGGCTAGTGCTTTGTGGTATCCTGCAGCGTCATTCATAAGTCCGTTATCATCCAAATACTTGTTAACAAAATTCATTGGTGATAGCTGAGCCTTCTTTACTTCCTCTGCACTACCCGGATTAAAAGTGATTTGGTCATCTCCAATCTTGAACTCAAAACCTTTGAACTCATTGTTAAAAACCTCGTCAGTCTTTTGTGAGAACCACTCAGACTTTCTTTTTGTTTCCTCTTGCTGCGTTGCCGCCTCATTCAAATACTGCTTATACGCTTTGTACTCCTCATTCTCACTCTCAGAGATAGCTTCCTGTCTTGACTCAAGTGGTTGCTTGTACATCTCCTGCTGCTCGGTAAAGTAGTTCTTAGCCTTAGCAATAGCTTTTTTCTTTGCTAGTTTAGTTTTCTTAATCTGCGATTCCTCATCAATGTCTTCATCGTATGAGTAGTCTTCCATCATCAAGTCTATGTCATCACTGTCAAGACCTGCTTCTGTAGATTTTAAATACTCCCTTAGCAAAGAGTCAGGGTTCATCTCATCAAAGTTCTGTTGTAATTTAACATAGTCATTGATGCCTCGCCCTGTTTCTTTTTTATACTTAAAATAAGCAGCCACATCCTCAGGTAGTTCTTCTTGAGTTTCTCGCTCTACAAACAACTCATCTACTGATGTAATCTCCTTATTGTATCTTTCTTTAATATGTGAAAGAACTTGCTCCTCGGTAATGCCTTGCGGCTCTTGCTGCTCAACCTCTTCGGCTTGCGGCTCTTCTACTACCTGAGCTTCTTCTGTTGGTGTTGAGTCCTCGAACTGCTCTTCATGCTTTTCTAGCAACTCCTCTTCCACCTCCGCTGTAGATTTTTGCTCTACATCGTCTAACGCTTTTACTTTAATTTCCATTTGATTTGATTTTATGCAAAGTTAAACAAAATTTATTTATATTTTAGACACTTTTTCTTGTGACCCTGCCTGCCTTGGTGTTGGACACAAACTGTTTTGTTCTGCCGTACTTCTTTTTCTTTTTAGCAGTTGAAGCTCTTTCTGCTTTACTCATACTATTAGCTTTATTAAGTGGTAAGCATCTATCAGGGTTATTTTTATTCTTACTAGTACCGCACGCTCCTTTAATAGAACCGTCAGTCCCTATACGAACCCACTTCTCATCTCTCCACTTTTTAAGCTCACCCATTAGTATTTTGGTTTTTTAGGCTTCTTCTTTTTAGTTCCGTATGCTGCCATTATTTTTTAGATTTTTTAGCGTAGTTAGGGTCTTTACAATATTTACTTGCAGCCATGTTTGCATAAGCTGAAGGGTATCTGTCGAATGTTCTTTTTGCCCACGCAATTCCTGCAGGGCATATCTTATTCTTTTTTGTTCTACCTTTTGTCGCCATACTACCTTGGGTCAAATTCAGCTAAGTCAAACCCATCTAAGCTATCCTCGTTAGACTCAAAGTTCTGAGGCGGTAGGTTGTTCTTACGCTGATTAATTAACTTACTCTGCTCTGTGTTTTGCTGACTAATCCTATCGGCCTTAGATTTTTCTCTTTGACCCTCTCTTTCACTTAAAGCGTTTTCAGATATATCCCTAAGACGAAGGTTAAAGTCAAACTCTTTTTCCATTAGCATAGACTTAAGCTTAGCCTCATTATTCATCTTCTCAATTTCAAAAGCTATCTCGGCCTGCTTGATTTGCATCTTGGCTTGACTCTCTGCTTGAATCTTTTGCATTGCTGTTTGAGCTGCTAACTGCTGAGATTTAATTTGTTGCTGAGCTGTGATAGATTGCTTCTGCATCTCCATCTTTTCATCACGCTCTTGCTTCTTAATTCTCTTAACCTTCAATAATTGGTTTGCTAGCTTTAAGTTTCTAAGCTCTCTAATATCAATAGCATCCTCTAGGTTTATATCACCCTTAGATAGCGCCATCTGTATATTCTGCTCTAGCTGAGCCTTTTCTTCCTCATCAGGAGATACCTCAATAAATATCCCAAAGTCATATATGTACAGGTCGTTAATACTATTTAGTATACCTACGTTGTACTTACCTATTTGATTGGCAAACTCATCCTTAAAGTCAGCATACTCTAGTATATCAGAAACCCTGTATGTTAAAGCTTCAGCTAACGTCCTATACATGTAAAGACTACCATCTAAGATGTGTCTTGTAGCTGTGTTAGAATTTAACGCTGCTAGCTTTTGCACACCAACCAAAGAATTAGGGTCAGGTGTAGAACCGTCTCTCGCCTCATTTAAGCCTGTTACAGCGCGTATCATTCCTAAGTAATGGTTATAGTTACCGATAAGCATTTGCGTCTTGCTAGCGCCTGAATTTGATGTTAGCTGCTGAATAGGAACCTTACCTTGGTTGTAGTCACCGTCCTGCGTGTAGCTTCTACCAATCACACTACCTGTTTGGAAGTATAATCTTAAAGCATCCTCAGGGTTGTACGCACTACCCGTACCAAGGTCAACCTCGTTTAATCCGTCAGCATCAATATAAACACCGTCAGGGACAACTCTTGCTATTACCTGCTGAAGCTTTAAGTGTGTCATCTGAATCAAATCAGCAAAGGGAATCATCCTTCTTACTAAAGACTCAATAGCTCCTTTATACATCCTAGGAGCTACAGCCACATAGTTAGGAATAGCATGCTGACTAGCAGACTTAGGCCTAACCATATTCTCAGCCATCTCCCATTTAAGTAGGATATTCGTCCCCATAACCATAACACCCTCGTACCAAACGTCAATAGTTTTCTCTACCTTCTCGAAGTTACCCTCATCCATCATCTCCGTAGGAGGGTTGAATTGGTCATCCTTCTCAATCATCTTAGAGCCACCATTATCATACACCTTCTTCTTGTAGACAATCTTTTTAGTTGTCTTGTAATTGAAGTACATTAACGTAGCGGTATCCTTATAGAAAATATCATTCTCGTAAAACTGAGCTGTGTTGTAATAGTCGTACCAACTCTGACTGTACTGAGAGATTTTTTCTAAATCCTCGTTAGTAAGTGATTGGTCAATCTTACTCAACTCAACAATAGGTACGGTTTTAATTTCACCCCAATAAAAACAATCTTTAAAGTGGGGGTCTTCAGTGTAACTATATACTACATTTGCAGGGTCTACATAACTAACCTTAACGCCTGCACCCGGCAAGAACTCATGCTTTGCTACCCCTATCCCTAATACGGTGAGGTCGTAATCAAACCTTTTTCTTAGGTCTACATATTTATTTTCAGCAAACAAAGTGTTAATAGCTTCTTCTTCAGCTATTTCAATAGCCGGCTTGTACTTTAAGTTCATGTACAAGGAAAGTTCCTCGTCATTCTCAGGTAAGTCATCGGGGTCGATTGTTAATGGATTAACACCTGTGTTCTTTTGTATTGTAGTTAGAACGTCTTTGGCTACCATCTGACCCTCTATCATATCCTGATACTGAGTTCTTTTCTCCTGAGACATAGCATCTTCAGCGTAGGCCTTAACCTTGAAAAGTCTGTCAGACATTCCGTTAACAACGATGTCTACAAACTTAGGTAGGATAGGGACGGGAGTCCAATGAAGGTTTAAATA